ATAGCTATAAGTATTAAAAATTTCGTTCATGTAATCATGAAAATCTTGCGGGTCATTCAATAATTTTTTACCAATTTCACTGTTGGTAAAACGTTTTATTATTTCATCAAACGGCAAATCATATTTATAAGCTTTTAGTTTGATGTAATATACATTTTCATAATTCATTTTGGGATGAAATAGGTCATCCAAAAAACATATTTGCGTATTTTCCGGAAGTTTCGTACATTTAATAAAATCCTTGACAGTTTTTTCATTTGTTGTGCGACACATTTCGATTTGTTTGCCGTTCACTTTGAACGCACGAATCACCTGATTAAATAAGTTGTAGTTTATTTTGTCTTCAAAGAAATCTTTAATATGGTGAATCCATTCTTTCGAACCATTGTTGTTGGTATAAATCATTACACCTTGACATTTATTGATTTCCAATTTGTGTTTCAAGTATTTCAAGACGGATGAAATATTGGGACGAATATATTCAGGATATAAAGTTAATATTTTATTGAAATTATCGTCAAGTAATTTTAACTCTTTGTTTTGTTTGTTAAAATAGACTTTTAGATTTTCCCAAAAATAAGAAAATTGTATAAAATAACCGAGGGTTTCATCCATATCAAAAACGACCACTTTACCTGGGTTTTCTTGTGTTGTCATATTTACCTAATATAAATATATATTTTAAATTTTAGAAACAAACAAATTTTGAAATAATATCGGTTTTTCCAACCAATCACCATTTGTAATAGGATAAAAACGTTTTTTTCCAAGTGGATATAAATTTTTTTTTATTCCATCTAATAATTCATCGTCTTCTAACAAATACATATTTGTTTTATAATATATATCATTTGATTTAACTATTACAAATTTACGAATATAATTATATTCCAATTTGTCTAATTTTTCTAAAAATGTTTGTGATAAAACCTCATATAATTCACCTATTATATTTACCTTATCTATTCCATGAAAGGAATGTTCTGTAGCATATGGATACGCTCCCGATATTGCTCCAATAAATGTATATTTATTTTCTGTAATACCAAATCCTATTTTTCTCACATTTGGTTCATTTTCTATTATACTATAATTTTTACCTCCTTTGCGTATTGTTCCATATACAAAAATATAATTTTTTATTTCGTCAATCATTTAGATATTTATTATAAATTGCGTTTCTATTTATATATAGAATAATATTTTTGTATTATTTTTATTTGTATTTTTACATATTTTTACAAAAAAATTCCCAATAACAAAAAATAAAATAAAATACTATAATAAAACAAGTAATTTATGTCTTTCAAAATAACTAAAAATGATTATATTAAAATTTTGCAATATTATAATTTATCGGTCCCAAAAAAATTGTCAGATATTAAGAAAAGCGCGGAAAAAATATTGTCCGAAAAACTTTGTAAATGTATTAAAAAAGTCAGTCCAACAAATGAGCCCTTGGCAATCGGGGTTTGTTCCAAAAATATTTTTGGTCGCAAAGGATTAACGCGCGGAAAATTTACTTGTAAAAATAAAAGAAGTGTCATGTTTAAAAAAACCCGAAAGAATTTAACCATTAAAAACAAGAAAGCATAAAAATGAAAAAATAAAAACGATATAAAATAAAATTACAATATAAATTATATTATATATTTTGTATAATATAATGACGACAAAAGCAATTGCGGTTTTTACAGGTAAAATAAAAGGAACCGTCAAATTTTTTGAATTTGAAGAAGATGGTAAATCGTGTGTGGCAATAGACATTAATTTATCTGGATTAAAGAAAAACGCATTACACGGGTTTCATGTTCATGAATGCGGTGACTTATCAAACCAATGTGAAAGTATGTGCGCACATTATAATCCGTATAAAAAAAACCATGGTTGTCCTGGTGTCAAGGAGCGACATGTCGGCGATTTAGGAAATCTAGTGACTGATTCCAAAGGTTGTGCGAAATATATTATGGTGGATAATATGATTAAATTAAATGGAGTCAAGGGAAATATAATTGGGAGAGGTCTTATTATACATGCCGACCCGGATGATTGTGGAATGGGAGGTCATGAAACATCTTTAACAACTGGTAATTCGGGGAAACGTATTGCGTGCGCGGTGATTGGTATTGCGTCGCCTTCTTGCGTGATGGATAATAACTCATCCTTCATGAAATTTGATTATACAAATATTGAATAAAGAAAGAAATGAAAATATTTTTGTTTTTCTATCTTACATGGAGGATTTGGAGAAAGAGTTTCAAACATGTGCGTTTCGTATCAAATCAAGGGATACAATGCCTTCAGATGAGGATTTATTAATACTTTATGGTTTGTATAAACAAGCAACTCAAGGGGATTGTACTATACCACAACCATGGAGGGTACAAGTAGAACCTCGTGCAAGATGGGACGCTTGGTTCAAAAATCATGGCATGTATAGAGAAACAGCAATGAAAAAATATATTGAAAAAGTCAATGAACTAATGTACGACCAATAAATATTACTAAAAAATACATATAAAAATTTTGTGTTCTTTTATATATATCACATGTCATCATCATATTCAGATATTGTTATTGTCGGCGGAGGTATTGGCGGACTGTATAGTGCGTTTCAAATACAAAAAATATCGCCTGAAACAAGCATCACTATTCTTGAAAGATACAAAAAAAGATGGTTTGGAGGACGTCTGGGGACAGAAATATTTCAAGGCGTGCCAGTAGTAAACGGTGCGGGAGTCGGTCGAAAAGAAAAGGATAAATTGTTGATTAAATTAATGAATGAGTTGAAAGTACCATATACGGAATTCAAGACGGGTGCGCATTATTCAAAAGTAATCGATTTTCCCTGTAATTTAAAAAAAATGATGGAACATTTAAGAAAAGAATACAAAGAAAAGGGTTCACCACGAGTCACCTTTAAGGAATTTGCTGGGTCGGTATTAGGCAACAAAGGATACGCCCAATTTGTTACCTGTTCTGGATACAGTGATTATGAGAACGAAGATGCTGGTGATACATTATATCATTACGGGTTTGACGATAATTATGCTAGTTGGACCGCGCTTCATATTCCATGGAAATTATTAATAGATACACTTGCTGAGAGGGTATTGAAAAACAAAAATGCGCGTTTGGTTTTATCGAGTGAAGTCGTTAAGATATTGCGTTTTAATCATGGTTTCAATGTAAATACAGAAAATGGGAAAATATATCATTGTGGAAAAGTGATTGTCGCGACAACTATTAATATTGTTCGGGAAATTGTTCCTGGCGCGGACAAGGCAAATAGTGTTTATCAACAAATTCATGCGCAACCTTTTTTGCGGTTGTATGGTCGGTTTTCCAAGGATTCACTGTATGCGCTAGACAAGGTAATCAAAGGATACACGATTGTTCCGGGTCCTCTTTACAAAATCATACCGATTGACCGACAAAAAGGCATATATATGATTGCCTATTGCGATAATCAGGGAGCGCTATTTTTGAAAAACCATTTGGAAAATACCTCGGAAAATAGAGATTTTTTTAGCCGTTTGGTTGAAACGTCCCTTGGCTTATTACCTCATACATTACATTTGATTGCGATTAAGGATTTTTATTGGAAATACGGGACACATTATTGTGACCCCCTAAAGGACGATTATAAAAATCGCACCGAATTTTTAAGAGATGCGCAACATCCTATGGAAAACATGTTGGTCGTTGGTGAGGCGGTTTCCATCAATCAAGGATGGACAGAGGGTGCGCTAAATAGTGTCGTGAAAGCGGTGACTAAAAAATGGGTCAATATGCCTTAAACAAACATATAATAGGCATGGTATCCCGCGGCGGCAATACCTAGCATCAACAACATTTCAAACAAATAACGCGGTGTTGTTTTGCCATAGGTGCCAATTGCCAGTAAAACCGGAGCGACAATAAACATATGAATCAAATTGACCCACGGGTTTTTGCCTTGGGATACTTTAGAGTATGCGCGGTATGCGTGATATAAAAAGATAATTATACCAAGGGCGAATAACAGGCGATACATGAATTCAGGAATAGATGTCCTTTGGGTGCCTACATATAGGAAAAGACCGCCGACAAATAAAATGTGGAATACATGGACGAAAAACGGAGTCATATATTATAAAAATATTTTATTTGTATAATGTATGAATAATCCACCAAATGTTTTTCATTTTAATCCACAACAAGCTGCTCAAGTAGTTGATGATGATGAAGATGAAAATGTTATGGAATTAGAAGAAGATAAAAAGAACTATGTTAGAGGTGTTAATGAACTTGTACCAGGTGTAGTATATTATAAAGTGATGGACCATGACAGAAAACTTTACAAAAAACAAATACAATATGTTAGAAATCCAGATGGAAAAGGTGTAATTTATCAATTTCAAGATAATCTAGGTACTTATAATATTCCGAATACATCCCGAGATAGATTTATTCCTGCGTATTTAATGTTGGATGAAACAAATTCTCCCAATCGAATAAATAATAACGAAAGAAATTTTGCCGCAATACCCGGGATTGAAGCAGATGAAACATCAGGTGAAGAAGATTCTAGTGATGATAGTGATTATGAAGGCGGAAAAAAAAGCGGTCCCTCGAAAAAACAAAAGAAATTCCATTTTACATCCACCCAGAAACATCAGCACGGCGGCAAAAAAACGGTTCGCCATGTTTCCATCAAAAACGGCAAAGGGCATAAAAAGGTCTCGCATTATCGTGGCAATAAACTCGTTCGTACTATAAAAAAATCCCTTAAAAAAACAGAGATGGAAATGATACGGCTTGGCAAGTTCATACCCGGTCTTTTCCGTGACTGCCAAGTAAGCCGAAAAAAAAGCACTACGCGTCACCGGAGGAAAAAAAATTGATTCTTCTTTTTATAAGTATTTTATTTCAACACACTTATAAAAACCTCGTTCTAAACAAACCCCTCGTTCTAAACAAACCCCTCGTTCTAAACAAACCCCTCGTTCTAAACAAAATAAACATGTCATTCGTAGGTTGGATAAATAATGATAAACAAAATATTGTTCCTGAATGCTTGGCAATGAATCCAAACCCAAA